ATAGTTTGTTCCGTTACCTAAATCAATTTCAGCTAAACCATCTGCATCAAGGTAAACTCCATCTGGAACCATTCTTGACATTACCTGTTGTAATTTTAAATGTGTTAACTGAATCATATCAGCAAATCCTGTAATTCTTCCTACTAACGATTCAATTTTATTATTGTATACTCTAGGCGCTACAATAGCGTAATTCATTTTAACTTTAGTATAATCACTTTTAGGACGCATCATATTCTTTGCCATCTCCCATTTAAGCAACTTATCAGTACCTAAAATTAATGCACCATCATATAGACATTCCACAGATCTTGAAACCCTATTATAATCCCCTTCCATTGTATCTGGAGGATTAAATGTGTCATCTTTTTTTATAGCTTTTTCTCCTCCAGTACTTGTTTGTTTTACTTTATAAACTTCGTTCATGTAAGTTTTATAATTAAAATATAAAACTTGTATTATATTATCATCTTTTTTACCATCACGATGACCATACGTATCGTTATTGATATTTTTATTTTTAAAAATATCTTCTAAATCTTCATGTTCTAAGTGTGGGAATTGTTTTGCTAGTTCGTTTATAGGAATATTTTTAACTTCTCCAACATAATATACGTCTTCGAAATAAGGAGAGTCTGTGTGAGAGTAAACTAAACTAGCTGGATCAACATATTCAACAACAACCCCTTCAGACGTATTAAAAGATGATTTTACAGCTCCAATACCTATTGTTACTAGATCATAATAAAAACGTTTTTTTGTTAGTTCGTATTTATTACCTTCTAATAAAACATTAATCGCTTGTTCTTCTGCTAATTCAACACCCTGTTTATAACTAAGTTGCATGTGTAACTGTAGTTCTTCTTCTGTTTCTGGTAGTTCAGCTGGATCATTTTGATATAAATTAACTCCAAAAGCTTCTAAAGCGTATTCGTTTAATTCTTTACTACGCATATCAGATAATATGGATGCCATATACTCTGTTCGCTTACTAACTCCAAATGGGTCTTGAGAATAAGCTTTTATATCATACATTCTCTCCGCAATACCGTTAACTACTATATCCACAAACTTAGGTATAATTGGAACTGGTTTCCAATCTAAATTGAGATAAGACAAATCGCCATTTATTGACAACTCATCTTTGTATTTTTGAATTGACTGTTCACCTCTAGCATATAATCTCAAGTTGTGAAAATTACTTTGATTGTGAATATACTTGTTTAAGTTTCGATTATTATCAAACCATTCTTTTTCTATTGCTTTTGCAACTTTTAACCCGTACTCGAAACTTAATTTTTCTACATCACTAACAACTTGACTTGGAAAATAATTACTTACAACTGACTCAGCCATATTTATTTTTCTATTAATTTAGACATATTACCTTTATTTGAATATTTAGCAATATTTACGTTTAATTTTGGTTTTTCTATTTTAGCATTTGGCCTATATAAATGTCTATTGCAAGCCATTATTGCTAATCCAGAACTTATTGTTGCGTCAAACTTTGTTCTTTTCGTTATGTCAAACCTTGTCCAATCGTTTAACGTCTTATTAAAATACATGTCACCATAAGATCCTTCTGAATCTTGTCCAACATGATCTTGAATATACATTTCAATTGCAGCAGCGTGAGCTTGTTTTATATCTTCACTAGAGTTAGGAATTCCTCCAACTTCTTTTTCTGCTACAGATAATTTGTTCCAGAGCTTATCTGGTCTATTCATACTAAACCCTCTATATCCTCTTCTTCTAAGATAATAAAGCAATCTAGGTTTATTATTTTCCGCAAGCATCGGCATTCCGTAAAACACTAACGCCATTAAAATTTCTTCAAAAAACATCTCTGCAGTTTGTGGTCTAGCTAGATATTCTAAAAAAAATCTACTTGGTGGAGCGTTTTCCATAGAAAACTTAGTCAATCCATGTAGTGCTCCTTTCGATCCCTTACCATCAACCGTGCCAGAAATATCGTAGCTATCACAACCAAACGCCCCCATGTGTTCATTACCTGGATACTTAATACCATTTTTAAGTATAACTCTATTTTGTAATTCGGTTTTTGGTGTCCAGCTTATTTTAAATCTACCTTGTGGATCTGGATAAAATATAACTTGAGAATCTTTTATCCCATTCACCCATTGAAAATTACCAGTGGTAACACCAAGAGTTCTAGACATTTCTTCATTATAGTCTATTTGCTCATATATTTTAACTAGATTAAATATACTCCCTTTTGCCTCATCTCGAAACGCATGCTCAGTGGTTTTAGGAAATTGACGATAAAACTCATTCAAAGCATCGTGATCTCCTTTTAAGCCATCAGCTTCATTCTGCCAGTGTTCTATAATACCTACATCTATTAATTCACCATCTGGACCGAACACATCGCGGTCTGGTGTATCAAAAACTGGAATTCCATGCTCGTCAATAAATCCTTCGTAGTTCCATTCCATTGGGATAAACAAAGAATATAAACCAGACTTCGTTTGGCCATTTCTGTTTCTTTTTGTGACGTCGGATGCGTTATATAATTTTTTAAAATTGTCTCCACCTTTATCTAATGCGTTTGAAGTAGAGCCCATCATACACTTACCGATAATTCTGCTACCTAATCGTAAGCATGTCTTTGTAACTCTCCAATTGTTTAATATATTATCAGGTCTCTCCCATTTCCCACTCTCATCATGCACTAGTAGGTTTAGTTTTTCGCCATCATAACTATTATCTCCAGTATTTTTCCAATCAATAGTTGTATCTAGCCCTTGTATATCTTCTAACTTTTCGTTAGTTGTAATTTTCTTTCTAGTAAACTTACTTGCCGGCACCCGATAAGCAAGTTCTGTTTTAGGTCGATCCATACCATCTTGAATCGGTTTAAAAAAGAATGGGTAATTTACAGATATTGGGACTACTTTATCTGTAAACATCTTTTTAGCATCAGCACCTGTTTTAGATAACACACCATATCTACTGTCACTCGCAAGAGTTGCTAAATTAACAGATTCTGCAGATGACATAAATGAAAATCCCGAACGTCTATTTTTTAGATAACATATACCATAGCATCTTTTATCTGCCTTACATGCCTCCCAAAATATGTAGAACAATCTATTTGCCTCTCTAAAATCTGGGGCGCCAACATCAATTTTGCTCCATTGAAGATACATATAATGTGTTCCTACTATATATACTGGTTTACCTTTATTTACAAACCAAAACCCTTCATCTCTTCTTTTAAACTCTTCGTCTATATAGTCAAACCATTGTTCTTTGTTTTCATCCGGATAATTTCTCCAATCAAAAATATTCTTGATCTTACTTAACTCTTTAGAATATTCTTGTTTAACCCACTTATCTTTCTTGTGTTTGAATACTTTTTTAGGTGCTTTAGGTAATGCTATCCTAAGATTTTGGATTTCAAGGATTTCACCAATTTGACCAGTTTTTGATATAATGATAACATCATGCTCTTTATTGTATCCATATTTCCACTTTTTACCTTTATTAAGTCTACTAATAGTAGTCTTTTTTATAGGTTCTATTATTTTAACTAAACTTTGCTCGTACATTATTTAGATCTACCTTCTGCGAATCCTCTAAAGACTTTTTCCTTTGTCTCTTCAGGTGCTTTTCCCTCAAGTAAGTTCTCTTCCTCTTGAATTCTGTTAAGTATTTCAAATGCGTCAAATATAGCTAGTTTTTTAGTAGCTGCAGCATTCTTTAATCTATCTGCTGATATATCGTCGTCTGAATCTACAATAGGTTCCTTAGCGACTTTAATCAGTTCTTCAACTGCTTTCTGCCCAGCTTGGATTATATTCTTCTTCGTCTCCTTGATATTCATATTTGATAGTTATAAGATTAGATAAGATTCGATACAGTCGCTCTCCATCAATAATAAATTCATATTCAATTTTTGGTTTAAAACCAACTAGATCACCTTCTTTGACAGTACCATCTGAATATTTAACAATACCAATTAAAGGTCTTTCTGCGTCAATATTAAATTGATCTTTTGCTTTTAAAGGTTTTACAAAACAATAACCTTTTGGAGCATACCAATTATCATCAGAGAAACTATTACAATATTTTACTAAAAATATTTGATCATAGTTTATAATATAAGTATTTTCATCAAAATAACTTTTACTATTTTTTTCAATACCCCTTACGTTATGCCATCTACGAAACACGTTGTGATGTACTATTACTTCGTCTCCTGGTTTTAAATCTGTCTCACCAATCATTGGAGTAGATATAATCTTAGCAAATCTGTTTACATACTGATGATTGTAAATTTCAGTATTTAAAATAAGCTCTTTATCACCTATTTTTTTCTTATTATTATATCTTTCTCCTACTGGTGTTACAACAAAGTCGTATACACTTTTCATTAGTACTCTAAGTTATATTCTACAGATACAGCCATGTTTTTATTAAAGTCTTTCCACGGAAGAACATTTTTATTTTTTCTAATATAAATAGAAAATTTATCTTTTTCTTCTATTATATCACAAATTTTATGTCCACCATATACTTCTTGACCAACAGCGTAATGCATGGCGTCGTTTTTATAATCTTTACCTACACTAATCTTCCTTATTAACTTCTCCATTGGAGTCTGTAGCGGTGTTGTTCGGATCAGGTATCACTTCACCTATTTCTCCGGATTGGATATTTATATTATCTGTACCATACTTTTCTGTAAATTGAAGTCTTAATTTATTGATATTATCAGTAAGGCCATCCATAGCCTTTAACATTGTAACTTTTTGTACTTCTAATCTACCAACGTCAATCGTTAATTGATCTATGTTTTTTATAGTAGATTGCAAGTTTGCTAATTCGCTATCTTCTATTTTTTCTGGTTTAGGATTTAAATCCACTACTTTTTCTTTTTTTGGTGTTTTTGTTTTTGCCATTTTATTTAATTTTAATTAATTATTATTTGTTTAAAGATCTGGTGCTGTATACCACTCACCATTTGTATCGTTTACTATAGTCAATAATTGACTATTAGTATATTCTGTTTTTCCTGATAATCCACTAGGAGTTGTACCTTCGTAAGAAACAATAGCTTTTGTTCCGTCTGTACTTTTCCTAACATAATCTTCACTAGTATTTAATAGTTCGTTAAAATCTAAACTATCTAATTCACTAGTATTTAATATTATATATTTCTTTGCCATATTAAGTTGTTGTTGAAAATAAACTAGAATGCGATAAAGTTGCAGTGTTACTATTCGTACTACTATCAGCTACACTAGTACCTGTACCCTCTTCAAATTTCCAATATCCTACTAAATCACCAGCGTTATCATAGCTACCTACATCTCTAGTTAAATTGATATTCTTACCATTATTATAAATAGCAGTTATTGCATCTGCATCTAATACCGCATCCCATACACCAACTTCATTTATTAGACCATTCCAAAAATTTGCCGATTGTGTATTTTGCCCTATATCGCAAATTGAATTTGTACCTGAATAAGTGCCAAGTGAGTTTGTTGTTGCTTTTAATTCACTATCTAAATAAATTTTCACTTCGTCTGCACTTTCACTCCAAGTACCCACAAGATGATGCACGCTACCGGAGTTTTCTATTGTATCTCCTGAACTTATAACAGCGTGAGTAGAAGTACCGCCACCTTTATGCGTCATATACATTTGATTATTTGAAGCGTGATACCACATCGCTATATAATTATTAGTAGTACCATCAACTTGCGTTCTTAAAACTATACACCCTGCGCTTGTTGTCTCTAATTTTACCCATGCCGAAATAGTACCTACCGCACCATTAATATCACCAGCTGCGCCATCTACTTCAGCATAATTACTACTACCATTAAAGTCTACAGAATAGCTATCAAATAAAGGGGTGTTAGCATTATGCACACTACTAACTAGCATGTTACTTAACAACGCATCATTAGCACCATTTACTTTAGATAAAGTATCAGATACGCTTCCGTTTATTTTATTTATACTCATATTATGTTAATTCTACAAATGTACTATCTGGGTTAAAGTATAATAAGATATCACTTGAAGCAATATCAATACAATACCCTATAATTCTTACAAAATCACCTGAGCCAGAAGGAGCTGTAAAATCAACTTTTCCAGGTGATTCAGAAACATATACTGGAGCTCCAATTGCGGGTGTACCCTCTATATTACCTGAAGCTATTTTATAGTATCCTTTTAATAACATACCATGACTTCCTGGATCAGTACTTATAGAAATACCTAACAACTGAGATCCCCCGGTTGCAACTGCATCAGCATCTGTTGCATCCCAAGAACCATCTGTATGTAAAAAATGTAATGTGCCTATAGCACCTGCTTGCTCAGAACCATATTTTAATATCTCTCCACCACCTTGGTTATCTATTAATTGATTTTCAAATACCGTTGTGTCATAGTCATATATTACATCAAAAGCAGTTAAAGCAGTAGGTCTCCCAACACCTACTCTTGGGATAGTTCCACCATGTTCAGTAACTGTTAATCCCGCTTCGCCAGAAGTGCCAGCTCCAATATGTACTTTGTTATTATTATCATCTGCACGTACAACTATATCGCCAGCTGCCGT